CTTAGTCCTTTTTGTTCTACCTCGTCAAATAATGAATCTAAAAACCATACATTCTGAAATGGTAAAAGTCTACGCACATTCCTTGCTGTGTGATGATTGTATTTACCACTACCCCAAGTCCACATAATATCTGATATATTAGCTATTTGACTAGCAGTAGGCCCAAGTACATCAGGTATAGGATTATTTAATAAATCTTTATAAGTTCCATAAGGTTTTTTAGCTCCTAACATTGGTCTTAAACCAATTTCATTATTACCTAATCTTTCAATAGCATTATTTATATCTGAAAATATACCACCTAAGCCAGATCTATCAAAAGCATCTACAATTTTTTGACCAGTAGGTTTTTTAGAATAATCTCTATTAAATGCTTTTTGTCTAAATGCATCTACTCCAGCACCAGCTGCCATTAATAATAATACACCACTCATAAAATTAGCATCTTTTTCTTGCAAACCTCTTAATAACATTCTTTGAGTAGCAGCCATTCCAAATTTTTTAAATTGTGTAAGCATACCACCTATTTCTGTATTTGCCCATAAAGGTACATCACCTTTACTTGGAGTAACAATATCTATATTTGCTTGTTTACCTATTGCAGAATGATAAGCATCTGCTGCTGCTTGATCTGTCCATTCGTCTGTATTTGCTACTCTTATTTGTTTATAACTATCACCATTATCAGTCCAGCTTCTAGCATTTTTTCCATAACCATATTTAGTATATTGTTTATATATTCTTTTACCCATAGATTCACTAATACCCATACTTCTTAATCTTGCTAAATTTACTTTAGTTATTTTTCCAGTTTTCATTTGAGTTTCTAATGTTTCTATCATTCTTGTACCATTAAATAGACTTGCAACATTTTTTACTGCTGTATTCCAAGGGTTACTTAAATTTAAAAAAGTAAAATATAAATTACCTACGCTACTCATTCCTCTTTCAAATTTATTAAATACTCCAAATGCATCATCTATACCGTACATAGCAAAAGCTCTTGTACTTCCAAACATATCTAATGATTCTCCACCTAATTGTGACGATTTCATTTGCATTTTATATGCTTCTTTTGCATATCCACTTGTTAATAAATCCCAAGAAATATTAAATGTTCTACCCATACCATTAATCATAACTAATCTAGCAACATCTACAACTTGTGCTATTCCTGTAAGCATAGTCATTGCATTATATAATTTCATTAATCTAATACCTCTGCTAACTGCTCTATTAGGATCTTCTGCTAAACCATAAGTACCTCTTAATAAATGTATAGCTGAATCAAGATCTTTAATAATTGTCATTTTTTGTTTTGTTAATTTATCTTTTTCAGATTTTGTTGTAGCAGCTTCTATTAATTCATCATATTCTTCTGATATTTGTTTAATTCCCATTTGTGTTTGACCAGCAATATGAAAACTTCCTGTACCAGTTGGATCTCCAAATGCTTTTGTAATTTCAATATCTGGTATAGTTTGATTAAAATACATTTTATTTAATATCTGAACATCTTTTTCAATATATCCAGCTTCTGCTAATATTCTGTAATCTACATCTAATGTTCTTTGTTTAAATCTAGAAGAAACTTTATTAATTTTATTTACATATCCATCAATATCTATTTTTATTCCTTTAGCTTCTGCCATAGCTATATCGTTTGCTAAATTATGCAAAGCAATTACTGGTTGATATTGTTTAAATCCTTCAGCTATATCTTTAATTTGTTGACTAGTAATTTCAGGATTTCTTGCTCTTAAAGCTTTACCTAATACAACAACAAAATCATCAAAATTAGCTTCTATTTTATCTCTACGATATACAACATTAATATAGTTATCCATTAATGATCCATTCTCTTTTACATATTCTAAATCATTTTCTAATTTTCTAATTTGTAAAATTAAATCTTCTCTTTTTTTAGTGTTTTTAGTTCTTTTTAATATTTCATTAACTTGATCTATATTTTTACTTAAATGTTTTTCTACAATTTTTAATTTATCATATTCTTTTCCTATTGTTTTATAAAAATCATCAACAGCATTTGATGCAGTAATAATATCTTCATCAAATACTTCATTACTTCCATATCTTTGACCCATTTTATAATCCCAAATTTTTTGTCTAAATTGTGTAGGCGTTAATATTTTTTTTCCAGCAAACATTTTAGTGTCAAACAATCTATCAAACATACCTTGTTCACTTACACCTATTCTTTTTAAATAACTATTATATGCACCTTCTATTTTTTTAGTTGTATTGACTATTAATGGTGCATATCTTTTTTTAATATTTCTTTCTACACTACTTTTAGTAGCAATATTTTTAAAATTTTTATTTTGTAATAATGGTATTTCTAACATGGTTTCCATCATTTCTTGAGCATTACTAATTCCATTTTTTAATACTCTAAAAACAGGATTGTAAGGCCCTTGTTCACCAAATATACCCATACCAGTTGGAGCAATTTTATTTAATTCTTGATAATCTATTTCTGTTCTTAATTTAGTACCAGCTGGTGATGCAGCACCAAATGTTCCATATTGATTAAATACTTCATTATCTGCTTCATCATACATATTTGCATATTTATCAAATTTTTTAGCAGACTTACCATTAGGTATGCCAGGAAATAATGCTGGAACAATAAATCCAGCAGCAGTAATTAACACTGTTTCATCTGCAGTTCTTGTGTCATCTAAAAATCTTTTTCCTGTTTCTTCTGCGCCTACCATAGCACCAGCTTTTAAACCTCTACTTATTCTACTACCACTTAAAAGAAATTTAGCACCTTTACTAAACATAAATAAACTAGAAGGATCTGTTAATCCTCCTAATATTCTTCCAATCATATAACTTGGATCACCTTCTATTGCTGCCATTTTATTTTTAAATCTATCAATTAAATATGAAGTATGATCTTTACTTTTAGAATGTAAAAAATTACCCATAAATTCTTTATAGGGTTCAAGTTGTGGATCGTAAAAAGGATTATAGTTTTTATCTACTTTATATAAATCAGGTCTTTCATTAAATACAAATTCAGCAGCAGCTTTAGCCGACATACCAATAATATTTTCATCAAAAAAACCTCTACCTAAATTTTCTATATTATCAAATATAGCTCTATCTGATTTATTAGGATTAGCTAAATCTACATTAGGTAGATAACTTTTCCCTGTAGTAAGTAATACATCACCCATCTAAATCAGTTACCTTAATGTCACCAATCATACTAGAATTTTTCATACCATTAATATCTTCACTACCTAATAATTTATCTGGCAAAGCCCAATTTCCATGTTGTCCATTTAACCATGCTTTTCCTAATTCTGCATTACTATTAAATCTATTAAAATATTGAATATTTGCTCTACCATCATTAAATAATTCTTGAGATATTGTAGCATTAGGAAAATCTTTATAACTAAAAAATTCATTATCATATCCAATATATTGCCTTCTGTATTTACCTTGTATATCGGTTTGAATTTTAGTTCCTACAGGCCCTTCTGATTGATTAGAAAAAATACTAGGACTACCTGAATATTCAGGAAATTCTATATAAGAATTAAAATTACCCATAGCTTGTCTTTTATCTTCTAATGTATTAGCTTGTAATGCTTTAAATACTGATGGTTTCATTCTTTTACCTATAAAACTTGTACCATGTTCTGTATCACTTCCTACAAAACCACTTGCATAAGATAAATCTAATAAAATAGTTAAAAGAGGTGAATTTTTTGGAGTTAATAAATCTTCACCAAAATAATTTACTAACTCATCTTGTTTAACTTTAAGATATTCATAAGAAATTTTTTCACCAATATGCATTGGTAATTTTTTACCATTAAAAATATCTTCTATTGTATATCCATTTTCTTTTAATTTATTAATTACCCATTTATCATTTAAACTTAATCCTCTTCCTATTGTTGGATCATTTATATATATTTCTTCTCCATTTTTTATTCCTTTTTCCATTAACCATGATTTTTTTTGATCATCACTAGCAGCACTATTTTTTATATTAATCCATTCATTAGTAGGAGAAAAAATTTTTTGACTATATGCACCTTCATTTTGAACTACTACATGATTATATATAAAATTTTCTGCTAACATTGTATTATTGCTTTTGTTAATTAAAATATCTTGATCTTCAAATTCTAATTCATTTCTAAAATTTGTATTTTTCATTAACATTTGTGTTTTTAACCAATCTCTTTGAGTATCTTGTGTTATTTTACTTATTCTTTTATCTTTACTTGGATCAAGATTAGCTAAACCATTTACAAACCAACCAAGAAGAGGATTATCTTCTAATCCTTCTTTTGCATATTTTTTTACTTGATCTGTTAAAAACCAATTAAAATTATCATATGTTAGCATTAAATTATGACTAGATTGTAAAAATGCTTCTAATGAAGGATTGCTATCTAAAGTATCTCTAATACCAAAAGGTAAATTATTTTTTACTTCAAGCCATTTTTCATTATAAAAATTTTGTTTTATTCTTTCTTGAGTAAAATCTTTTTTATAAATATAATTTGTTTTTTGTGGCATAAATCCTACTTCAGATTTTAAAGTATTAGGAACATTAAAACCTATACCATCACCATTTAAATCTATACCTATATGATATAAGGGATTACCTTTATTTTTTCTGTCATTATAAGTAGTATATATTCTACCAGAATTTAATAAATCATATAAATTTTCTCTGTCTAAAAAATCTTCATCAATACCAAGTTCTTCTCTAAAAACATCTGTCATATTCATTAATCTATTTTGCAAAGTAAAAACTATTTGATCATTTATTTCGCTTTTAGAAAAACTATCTCCATAAAAATCATATATGTTATATCTATTACTCATTATTTTGTTATCCAATTATAGAATTGTTGAAAAGGAGTAGTATATATAAATTTTTTATTATCTCTCCACATAAAACCTTCTTCTTGAATATCTTGCATTAAAAAATCCATTACTTCATTTAATTTTTTTTCTACTGTTTTTTCACTTACATGAGTTGGTTCTTTAAAAGCAGCTGTTAAATAAACATCAATTATTGGTTTTATAGATTGTCTTAATTCATTTTTATTAATATCTCTACTTTTAATATCTTCTAATAAAATTCCACCAGTAGCAAAATCAGTATATAAAATACCCATAGCATCATCTTCTGTTTTTTCATATTTATTAATATATTCATCTATTTTATCTGTGATATTAATATCACCTTCTTTTTTTTCTTCATCTTTATTTCCAAAATAAATGTATTTATCAATTTCACTTTTTATTTGTCCTTTTTTTGTAAAGTCCATATTTAATTTACCAAAAAAATCTTCAGCTAATGTTGATCTAGGAACTTCACTTGTATTTAACTGTCTTAATTTGTGATATTCTAACAAAGGAATAATAATTTCTTTGTTTTCTAAACTTTTAAATTGATGTTCAAATCCTTGTCTTGTTTTAAAATAATATGCCATATAAGCTGCTTGATCTAAATGAGCCAAATCCATTTCATTAGTATATGTTAAATTCATTACATCTTCAAAGTATGAAGTTATTTGTGGTATTGGTTCATTTAAATTAGCAGCATAAGCTGTTATTTTACTCCATAATTCATTAGCTTTTGGTTCTCCACTTTCTTCATCATAAATTAATTCACCATCTTCATTATAAGCAAACAAATCAATTTTACCTAAATTTAAATCTCTAATTTCATTTGTATTTAATATTTTTTTCATATTTTGTTGAATCATTATTTTTTTTAGATCTGCTATTTCGTCTACATCTAAAACAGATAATAAATTACCTTCAGAATGATTTTCTAAAATAGTAAATAAATCTTCTGCTGCTGCATTAAAAGGCATTTTACCTTCTTGACCAATGCCACTTAAATTATAATCAACAAAATTATTTAATATATTACCAGCAGTCCATGAATTTTTATATATTCTTGCTTCTTCATCTTTTAAACCTAAATTTAAAATATCTGCTGTTAATTGATCATTAGTATAATTTACAAAATTTTCTGGATTTTTAATAAATCCATTAATGTTAGTTTCATGTTTTTTAGAAATTTCATTTTGTTTATTTAAATTAAAAATACTTAATTCTTTTTTTGCTAAATCTAATTCTTGATTTAAAAACTGAATACCATTTTCTACTAATTGAGCTGCTTCTTCTTTACTTCTTCCAGTTAATACTCCTATACCATCTTTTTCATCAATAACAGGGTTTTTCATATATTCATTTCGTAACATATTTGTTATTGTTAATTCTAATTGTCTTATTCTGTCAAACCCAACAGTAAAATTATATCCTTCTTCTCTTATTGTTCTTAATGTATCATTAACTTCATTTTTAATTTTGTTATTTATACGCAAACCTTCTCTTCCAATTTTTTGTGTTCTAAGCATTATTTCAGGATTTAAACCTAATCTATCTAACATAGCTCTTTCTTCAGGATATGTGCTATTATAAAATTCTTTTAAGTCTTTATATATTTCACCTAAAGGAACATCGTTACTTGCTTTCCAAACATCAAAATTATTTGTTACAACTGTTTTTCCTTCTGGTGTTATATTTCTACTAAGAACAGGCATATCATAAGTTTCACTTGCAGATATTTCATTAAATGCTCTTAACCTTTCTTGAAATAACATAGTTGTTTTGTCAAAATCTAATTTTTGTCTAATTTCATATATTTTTTCACCTTCTGAAAAAGCAGCTCTACTTGCTAAAGTTTTTGTATAATCTTTAAATCTATTAGGAGCTTTTCTTACTAATTCTTCTATGTATTTATCTGCTGCTAAAGTAAAATCTTTTGGACTATCAAAATATTGTTTTCCAAAATTACTAATAGTATTTCTAGTATCTATTTCAACTTGAGATTTATATTTAGCTTCTTCTAATGCTGCTTGACGTTTTGCAAAAAAATCTAATTTTTCTGTAGCTACTTGTGCTATTGTAGAAATTGGATCACCAGCATAAGCTGGAACAACACCCATTCTATTAGCAACAGAAGATCCTGTTGTAATTACTTTTCTTTTTCCTCCAGTTAATGCCATTAATCTACGTTTCCTTTTTTATCATAATATTTATAGTTTCCATATCCTGTATATAATTCAGTTAATACAGAGGTATAACCACCAAATACTAATTCTCTTTCTTTATATTTATTTTCTAATTGCATTTGTTGATATTTTAATGCTGTAGTTTTTCCCATTAATCTAATATTAGAAATATCTTTTTCAGCTTTTTTTCTAACTTGACTTTGAATATTTAAAAAACTTCTACTATCATCTGAATATCCTGATATAGATTGCCATGCTAAATTATTAGCTATTGAAGTATTTAATTCTTCTTTTCTAGCATTTTCTTCTTCTAATGCTCTAACTGCTGCTAATTTTGCTTCAGTTTCTGCTCTATAACTTTCTCTTGCTAATGCTGCTCTTTGAGATTGTATACTTGCAGCTGTGCCAACTGCACTAGATAATGATGCTGCTAAAAATAATGTTGACGCTGTTTTTGCCATTATGCGAACTGTAACTCCATAGCTATTCCTAATACCTTTAATGGTAAAGGATCGTTTTGGCTAATAGTAATTGTAGGATTTTTACTATAACCTAAAAAATTAAATTCTTTTTTATCTGTAACTGGACTAATGTCTGTACCAGCAGTAAAACCAGCTTGTTGTATTACTAACTCTTTTGAATTTAAATCTTGTGCTTTCATAGTTATATCTAAACCACCAGATATATCTACAATAGCTTTATTAACTCGTCTAGGCTGTCCTGTTAATGGGCCTGTATCTATTTCTTTATCTATTGGCATTGTTTCTAATATAGGAGTAAAATTAAATCCTACTCTAGTTCCAGTTGGAAAAGGAGCAGAAGTTAATGTTATTCTATTATTACTATCTACTGTAAATTCACCTAAAGATCCATTACCATATACTGCAAATACTTTATCTGTGTTTTCATAAATTGCATTTACTGTATGAACAAATCCTTCTACAATAGTTATTACAGCATTATTACTAGGAGAAACTGCTAAGTTTTGATCTAATGTTAAATCATATCCAGCAGCAGTTTGTGTTACAGCAGTAATAGTATATTTAGTTGCATTACCAGCAATAGTAAAAGTTTCTTGTATAGCTGGTGCAGAACTAAATCCATCTACGGATAATGTGTTTCCTGTTTGACTAGCACCATTTACTAATGGTGTTCCTTTTTGAAATACAGTAGTGGTTGTAGAACAATCAAGAGTTATAGAATCATCATTAGCATATCTTTCTAAAAAATATTTTGTACCAGAAGGTACTATTCTTTTTACTATAACAAATAATTGATCATTTAATGCAGCTATACTATGATATTTATCTCCAGTTTGTGTTTCCCACATAGTCCAACCAGCTATTTTTTCATCACGAATAGAATGAAATACAGCTAATTTACCATTATCATTAGTTCCACTATTTAAAAAAAAAGCAAATTGTTCTGGTTTAGTTTCATTACCTGTCATCATAGATAATTGTTTTGGTGTATCTATTAAATGAGAAGCTAATACAGATACACTTGTAGATCTATATGCTTGTTCAACATCTGAAAATACATATTCTCTAATTGCTTTACCATTTTTTTGACTAAACAAAGAAGCTCCATCAAAAGGTATTGGTGCAGCTCTATTGCAGCCATAAGGTGTTTGTCTAAGAAATGCTATACTTGTAGGAGTAATTGCAGCAGACTGTGAAGAAACTGGAACATAATATTCACCACTGTCAGTAAATATTTGTAAGTTACGAGAAGATACAAAATGTCTAATTTCATTTACTGTATCACTTGCAATAGCAACATTAATACCTTCGTTAGCTAAACCAGTTCCTAAATCAAAATTAAAGTAACCTCCAATTTGACTAGCAATAACAGCAGAAGGTTTATCTCTTACTCCTCCAAACCACAATCTATTATCATGGAATGATACTGCTTGAGGAAAACCTCTTTCAGCAGATATTAATTGTTCTTCCCAATTTGAGTGTGGGCCTGTACTTACAGTATCTTCAATAACAGTAACAGTTACTTCAGTAGCACTTGTAAATCCTGTTACTTTAACTTGTTTATTATTTACCTTTAAATATGTACCATTATGATTAGATGTAAAAGCATCTGCACTAGCAGTAAGAGTTCTTCCTGTACCAGTTGCATGAGAAGATAATGTAACTGTAATTGATGAATCAGCGTATTTATAAAATGGTTGTTCGCTTTTATTTACACCACCTACTGTAACTGTATCATCTTCTTCAAAAGCAAATCCAGATACAGAAAATGTAGAAGCACTTGTTCTTTTAATTTGTCTAATAGCATTTTCTCTATGTGTTAAAAAAACTGTGTCACCAAACTGTGCAAAATTTAATTCAAATAATTGAGCTGTTGTCCAATTACAATTTGATGTAATATTGCTTTGAATAACAGCTCCAGCACTGGAATAAACATCTAACCGATTGTTAGACAGTGCAAATATTGCAACCTCATCATTAGAAAATACAAATGGAATTATTCTACATTCTGCTGGCATTGTAGCCATATACTCAGTAGCTGGTCTGCGCATTACTCCACCTTCATCTAATAAATACCAATTACGAACTTGTTTACCACCTTCAAAATATGCTTTAGCGTCAGTTCTAGCATTAAGAAGATTATTAATTTCTCCAGCTGAAAAATTGGTATATACTTGTCTTACTTTTCTAGGCATTATCCGACTACAAGTCCACTACGACTGCTTCTTCTTTCTGTTATAAATCTATCAGTAGAAAGTGTTTTAGTAGTAGTTTCTTGTGAGTCAGTATTTTTAGCTATTAACATTTGTCTTTCACTCAGTTGATCAAATTCTCTAACTAGAGCTGCGTCTCTTGCTACTGATCCACCAAAAATACTAGCCAGTTTATATTCTACTGCTAATCTAAAATGAGGAGGAAACTGATCTTCGCTTTGTCTAAATATATAATCCATTATAACTGTGCTTTGAGATCCAAAACCATCTAAATAAATTTTATCTTCATATCTATTATATTGTATCAATGCATCATTAACTGTAACTGCTAATATTTTTAAACATTCAGGATTAGCTGGTATTTGATATGCATATTCAAATCTACCAGTAGGAGAGTTTGCTAACAAAGATAATTGTTGTTGCCCTGTTGCAAATCTCCAATTATGTCTAGTTAAACTAGATTCAATAATTTCTTCGTATATTGTATTAGTTACGTTAGCTTCTGTTGTTCCATCAGTAAATGAAGCAATAGGATTTGCTCCTATCATTACTAATGCTCTTGAAGCTATATCTACTTTTGTTACTGCCATATTAAGCTCTTTGTCTTAACTGTACTCCACCTTCAACATTAGGAATAATAACAGATAAATTTTTACCAGTAATATTAGATATTTTATATTTCTTTGCTAAATTCATTACTGTATCTTTAAATTCTTTACTTCTTGCTTTTGGATCACTTGAATCTAAAATACTATCTAATACTGCTAATTGTGTTCTAACATCATCTATTTCTTTTTCAGATAATTGTTTTGCACTAAATACAGCATTAGCATTTTTATCTCTATAAGTTGTAGAAAATCTACCATCACTCATTCTTGTAACATTATATTCTTGTTCTGGTTTTGCATTAGATTTTGTTAATGATGAAGCTAATCCTAACGCACCAGCAACTCCAGCTACAGCTGCAATATTTCTACCAGAAACAAATCCTCCAGTAGCTTTATCTATGTTTTTTAAAGATTCAGTAGCTGCTATTCCAGCAGGACTTCTTGTTGCTTTTGATATTGTTTCTTTTGTTGCTTCTACAGCTTTTTTTACAGTAGGATTTTTAGCTATTTGTTTTCCAGTTTGTATTGTACTTGCAGCAGCACCAGCAGCAACATCAGGTATATCTGCTGTTTTTCCTTTTTTATTTAATGCTGATTTTACTCTTCTACCTTTAGTTTCTAAATCTTTTTTCTTTTTTTTGGCAACATTAATAGCTTTGCCAACTATTTTTTTTCCTACACCTATTGCTGCACTTATTGCCATAATTTTTCCTATTTAACTAGAGGGGGATAAACCCCCTCATAGCTGTTAATCTCCTTATGCAAGAGCTACTGTTGTTACAGTAGTTGCACCTGTTTCAGAAGTAACTGT